GGGCTCAGGCGTCACACCTGTAGCCTGCTGCATGGCTGTTAATTGCTCGCGCATATCGTCTAGCTTTTTGGCTATCTCTGGTATGTGCTGCATGCTGATATTTCGTTCAATTCGTTTTTCGTGACGCTCAACCAGAAGCTCTAGAATCTCAGGCTCTGGTGGTGCTATGGTGCCAGACTCGAGCAAGTCTCTGCGCCACTGGTTGTAGGCTGCCTCATCTGTAGACCAGAAGAGCTTCGAGCCTACCTGTTTTGGCTCGTCCCAGATGCTCGTGTAGTAGTAGCCACCCATGCGTGTAGGGTAGCGTGTCTGATAGCCAAGCTCCTGCGGCAGGATCGTGTATCCTTTGTCCATGTAGTGCACCCGAGCCATAGTGCTATCTGGCCCTGCTGGTGTAGACTGCACACCATTAACGCCTGCGATCTCATAGAGGGAGCTAAATGTGGGTAGCCATTCTGCTGTGCCGTTTTCGATGACAAGCTCCCACTGTGCTGGGTGGTGCATTAGGTAGTAGGGTGCATTAGGGCTAATGTTGATTCTGGGCACTGCGCTCTGTGGCGTGTTGCCTGTCCAGGGTTGTGTATTCATGGTCTGTTAGTCTCCTGTGTGTTTAAGGTGGTGCCTGCCCCACAAGGGGACAGGCACCGAGCAGCTGCACCATAACAGACCATGTAAAAAGGATAGGCTGTTGTGGTGCCTGTCAAATGTTAGGCGTCTGTGACGATCTTAACGATCTTTTCATCTTCAGTGATAGCAGCACCACAGTACAAGTGGCCTACGATCTCTGTGAGAGCCTTAGATTCGTCACGCTCAAATGCGACTACTACAGGTGTACCTGCTGGTCGAATCTCTGCGCCTGCGCCAGCCAGTGGGCGTGGTGTACCGATGGCATAACCTACAGCGCCTGCACTCATCATAGCTCCAACTTTGTTACCTGCTGGGCTGCTGTTCTGGACATAGGCAGATCGGAAGATCTGAACACCCATTAGGGTACCTTGAAAACCTTGTCCTTTAATGGCGAGCGCTTCTTCTACAGCTGGGCTAAATGCAAGAGCGTTATTAGTCTCAGATCGCAGGCTGTTCTGCAGATCTGCGAATTGGCGAGGAGCTAGAACACTGTAGAAATTGCCCATGTTATCGTTAAGCTCGAGCTCAAAGATAGCGTCACAGAAATCATCTACAGACATATCTACACCAGAGGTGCCCACAGAGGTGGTAGCAGAGCTAAAGGTGCTGCATACGATCTCCATGATACGAGCCTCTGCAGACATAGCCATGCTATTAGCCAGTACAAAAGGATCGATGTCACGCCCGAGCCCAGTCAACACAGCCAGATCGGTAATGTCATAACGCAGTGCATTGCGAGCGATCGTAATGGTGCTGGTGGCAGTGCCTAGTGCAGAGGCAGATACATCTGCATCTTCTGCAGCAGACGCCATAGGGGTCTTAGCTCCATAGCCAGCATAGCGTAGGGTGAGAGCGTCAGATCCTGAGCCTGCAAGATCGCCAGCAAAAAGCAAAGCGTCAGTATTTCGGATCGTTGCCATATCTGCCAATTGTGCTCTAACCTCTGCCTCGATCATGGCTGCTAATCGTAAGCCATCTGGCTCAAGTCCAGCAGCTGGAGAGCCAGCCGAATAATAAATTGTACTCATTTCAGTACTCCTAATTGTGTGTAAATTGGTGAAAAGTCTCTATTGGTTCTTCTGCTATTTCGGGTGCGACCCTACCAATTTTGGCCATCCTGCAGGCATGCTGCACAGGCGTAATTAGTAAGTAGCACAAAATGCTGCCTAATGTCAAATGTGTTTATAGATGCACAGAATAGCCCTTTTTTAGCCGTTACATGTTGCAAGGTATAAACACTAGTGCATGGTCATAAAAATAGGATCTACGGGTATACCTTTTTTACGCCTGTGGATATGGGGATCGTAGCGATCGCAAATGCTGAAAACGAAGGTTTAGGTTTTTTAGGTTTTGGTTTTCAGTCTTTTAGGTTTTTTAGTTTTTGCGTCTTTTGCGTCTGGCTTTTTTGTCTGCCATTGAGAGCGCAATTGCTACAGCCTGCTTTTTTTTGTAGCCCTCTTTAGAGAGTTTTTTTATCTTTTTGCCCACATCCATTTTTAGAGTCTCCTATCAAAAAGCTCTATACAGACTTTTGGCTCGGGCTGTTTTTCACACAGAGCTATGATCTGTTTTTTGTTCGCTACATTTCGGATCTGCTCACATTCACCACCAGAGGTTTTAGACTCCACACCCCTAGTAGTCATGCTGCAGAATAGCTCACGACACAACAGATCACCATGCACTGCTATATAGTCTGCAGAGCATGGCACCTGTATTAGATCGGGCTGTGTCAGATTATTAGCAGGCTGATACTGCTGCATGGTAGCAGCCACTACAGCTGCTATGTCCACCTGTTCTGGTGCCGGTTTATTGCGCTCTTTATGCAGCCAGATGCTTCCTACACAGAGAGCGCCACCCAGTGCTGCTGCTAGGATCGTGGTTATCATGTTAATAGTTTTCGCCATTTTAGATTAAAATCCCAGCCCATCACAGTGTTATCAGTACTGAGCGCCACCTGAAATGCTACGCCAATTTTAATTGTTTCACTGGTGTTGGTCGTTTTTGTATTTAGGTTATCGCTGACTTGGCTAATTGTACCGAGCATTGCATAATCGTTATAGCCTTCATCATCACGAAAAATAGCTCCATTCCAGTCTACTTGCGAAATGCCTAATTCCGTCTGTGTTAAATAGCTCTTGCCAAATGTCAGAGTCATTTGTAGGTTTTGAAAACGGTACCCAAATGCATAAGAGCTACCCTGTGGCGCTGTGGTCGTGCCCTGCGTGCGCATGATTCTGGTCTGGTTATAGTATCCATCATTATTAGTGCCACTAAGATTAGGCCTACACTGTAGACCATGCCCATAATAGACCATGTTACCAGACACAAAAGGCGGAGCGTCAAATCCACACCACAGCATCACTGTCTGTGGCCGAGCTGTGTCTGTGTAATAGACTGATGTATTATCCACACCTGCTGGCTCAAATTCCAATTGGATCACACCGTTACTGCCCTCGCCTGCATTCAGAGAATCCAGACTAATGCCAGTGTCGAAATACAGGATCCCCATTTCGGCCATGCGTGTAGTGTTCGATACACCACCGACATCTGCTCCAATATTGATCCTGTGGGCGTAGCCCTCTACTGCACTGGCAGCCAGATTAAAGGTAGTGTAGCTCTGTGCATTTAATTGCAGATCGTCACTAGTGATCGCAGTCCAAGCTCCTGCACTGGGCGCTGCACCAGCTGAGCTGTACATAAAACGAGCCATGTTATTTAGCCTCTAGTATGACAGTAATATTGGCAGTCCCTGTGCTGGCTGCCACTGCTATGCTGCCTATGCGCTGCTCTTTGCCAGATGGCAGATTAACCTCGACTAAATTCCCTGCTGGTATTGTGATAAAATCGGCAGGTACAGCACCACCATCTGATACACCAGAGAGCACTAATCTGCTCTCCACATCACCACCTACTGAGACAGTGCGAGCAGTGTCTGGTAGTGTGATCTCTTGCTGTGTCGTGCCTACACTGCCGATTGATTTTACATAAGGGTATGCATTATTTGTGGATAGGTCTATAACTGCCATTTCAAGCTCCTAGAATTTTGTGGGGGTAGGTATTCCGAGCGCCTTTCGTGCGTGCTGCTGCACCAGTGTACGATTAGCTCGGTAGAATTCAAAATCATTTTGCGCTCTTCGCAGTATGTCTGCACTGGTCGCATTATCTGGCGCCTGTACTACTGCAGCATTAGATGCTGGTGCCTGGACATTCAGAGCTTGTGCCATTACTGGGCTCACAGTGGCGTGCATTTCGCCTGTAGGCTTCTGGCTGGCTAGTGTGCTGGCTGGTGCCTCTGCAGCCTGCTGGGTGGCCTGCTGTGTGGCCTGCTGTGGCTGTGTAAGCGCTTGCAGATGTGGGCGCAGTACTGCTGGCGCTGACTCTGGGCTCGCCATCTGATTCTGTAGCCATTCACCTAGTGATACCCGATCCTTTTTGGCTACATTCTGCTGACTGCGCTCAAATTGCCATTCTACTGCGTCACGCAGATCGGGATCTGTTATGCCGATCTGAGCTATGGTGCTGTGTCTGTCGTATCTGCTATTAGCAGACTCGAGCTGCGCACGCAGATCGGCTACTGTACCTGCTAAGCCATCTGCTTCTGTGAGCCTGCTGGCGTTGCTGTCTAATTGAGCCTGCAGCTGTGCTGCGTTATCCTCTGCAGATCTGAGCTTCTCTGCCAGCTTAGTTAGCCTGCTAGATACTATTTGATCTACTGCGCTCTTTTCGATGTACTCGACACCCTCGATAATTTTTGTACTCATGGTCTGTTATTCTCCTGTGTTAAAATCCAAATTCGGCACGCTGGGCTCTAATCTCACGCAGATAGGCCACTGCTTCTGCATCTGTCATATTGACATGCAGATCCTTTATAGCGTCAATGGGTGTTAATAACCCCTTGCCTAGTTTTTCGATGAGATCCTCACGCTGTGACTTTTGCTCAGTGTCTGACAGTGGTATCGCTTGATACTCAATTGTGTAGCCAGACTCTGGCAGACTCTGCCCTAAAAACCGATTAGCCATTATCGCTGCTAGCTCGATCGTCTGCAGATCTCCATATCGAAACATAGGCGCATATTTGCGCTGTGCGTCACGCTGGCCTGAGCGGCTTATCGCAATGGCATAGCCAGATCGGGGATCTCCGCTCATCTTCTGCACATCACTGGGATCGATGCCCATAATAGCAGCCACCCTGCGCTCGTATTGCGTCACACTGCTAAATACTGAGACAGGATCGGCACCAGCATTAAACTGGCCTATCATAGGCTGGCCTACGCCAGCGATCTCTGTGTCGATTGAAAACACCAGAATACTAGCAGGGTCTGTGGCTATGGCTGCTCTGCGTGCTGTTAGGTCTGTGTCATAGATGCCAGCACCAGCAGGCTGTAGGCCAGCCACATAGCGCTGTGGGTGGCTGCAGTCTCTAAGCACATGTACAGCAAATGTGTAAAGGCACGCTGCTGTGAGGCTGCCGTATACTGCTTCACTGAGATCATAAGGGCTAAATAGATGGCCTGTCATGCTGGCGTGGTACATGCTGTAGGGTATAAAGGGCTGGCCATTTGCTCGCCTGTAGGGATATGCAGCGCCACTGTAATTAGACTCTGCCATATACATGCCTGTGACATCTGCACCTAGCTCACCATCTGGCTCGACCTCTTGAATTCTGTAGATCGGGCTGTTCACATCACGCAGATCAAAAACATCTGCAGTCCAGACAGGATCACCACTAGGTGTGTAGCGCAGGCGTAGCTCGTGGATCACATCTGGCTGCATAGGATCACCAGCTGGTGCTCTCGCAAATACCATATCTGGTGTCACTGGCCGGAAGAGCAGACCATTGCCTGCTGCATTTATATCTACTCTGATCAGCATTTCACGCATGCCCAATGTCATAGCCTGGACACGCTGCATTAGTGGCCATAGTCCAGCCCGATCCAGATAGCCACCATTACCTAGCAGGCTGCTGGCGTCTGCACTGCCACTAGGCAGGCCTACTGCTGGGCTATCGTTATACAGTGCGCTGAGCGCTTCTACAGAAGATTTAAAAACATTAGACGATAGATCCGACACACCCCACGCAGCCCTACGATCGCTCGGGATGTGCTGAGCTAGTGTATTCTCTAGATCC